TGCTGCTGAACCAGTCGTCGGACCAGCAAAAACCGTTGCGGCGGTTTGGGTTTCAAGACTGCTGGTGATCGTGGCGACGCCCGCTGCACTGACCGAGGAGCTAAACGCGATCGGCGTGGAGTCCGTAAAGACAAAGCTCTGGACTCCGGCTTGCTGGACCCAAGTGCTGCCGTCCCAGACGTAGGCGAGGCCGGTGTTGGTGTTGAACCACTGCTGGCCTTCAAAATCACCGCTGCCGGTGGGGGAGTTGCCGGAAACGATGGTGCTGGAGTCGGCGGCAAGTTTTGGGCCCGTGACTGCAGCCGCGCCAAGCTCGTCGGTGGTGACGGCGCCAGTGGCGATTTTGGCGGTGGTAACCGCGTCGGTGGCGATGGTGGCGGCAAACGTACCAGTGCCCGAGCCGGTGACATCACCGGTCAGCGTGATCGTCTGGTCGCCTGTGTTGGTGCCGGAAGTGGTGCCGGAATGGGTGCCACTGAACGTGCCGGACTGGGTGGCGAGGGTGCCAAGACCCAGCGTGGTGCGTTGGGCGGCGGCGTTTGCGTCATCGAGCAATGCCCGACCGGCGCTGGTGCAACTGATTTCTTCGACGTTGCCCGCACCAGCCGTGGAGCGTCCCAGCAGAACGTCGGTGCCGCTGGTTTGCTGGATCTTGGCGTAGGTGACGGCGTTGGCGGCCAGTTCAGCGGTGCCGACCTCACCAGCAGCGATCGCGTCGGCGGTGACCGAATCGGTGGCGAGTTGGGCTGAGGTAACTGCGTCGTCTGCGATCTTGGCGGTGGTTACGGCGTCATCCGCAAGCGCAGCCGTATCAAGACCGGAGGCGTCGATTTTGGCGGTGGTGACTGCGTTGGCCGCAATTTTTGCGGTGGTTACGGCGCTGTCTTCAATGCCGGCGGTCGGGGCAATGACCTGTTGAAAGGCGCTGCCGTCCCAGATCTGAAGGTTTTTGCTGGAGCTGTTGACGTAACCGCGACCCTCAAAGTTGTCGGTGCTGGGGGCAACGGAGTCGTAGACGATGCTGGAATCGTCAGCCAGCTTGGCGGCGGTGATGGCATCATCAGCCAGTGCCGTGGTGCCAATCTTGGTGGCGCTGCTCTGGTCGAGCTTGGCGAGGTCAATGCTGGAGCTGTCAGCCAGACCGGCGCCAGCCTCAAACAGGTCTTTGGCGGTGACCTTTTTGGTCTCGCTAGCCGAGATGTCAACAATGGGCAGTACGTCGGTGGCCGCAACGTCAGCTTCAAGGAGCTGGGTTAATTCAGTAATGCGTTGGTCGGCCACCTGCCAGCTCCAGGTACAGCGGTTCTTTTAGCAGTTTAGTCAGTGACTTCCGTAAGAAGGAAATCGAGGTTTTGCTGCAGGCGGATCCGGTCGGTGTCCTCCTTCAGGATGTAGCCCGAGGGCTCGCCCACCAGCAGGCGAATTTCGCCGGTGGTTACAAAGTCGATGGCGCAGTTGATCGCTTGGTCTGGGCGCACTTCAATGCCAGTGCGGGTGACCATTGCATCGAACTCGTAGTAAATATCCTGGGCGTTCGGGTATACAACGTCTTCCGTTAGTTGCAAATAACAACTGAACTCACTGCCAATGTCGGTACGAGTAATCAGCTGGAGCATCAACAATGAGTTTTCAACCAGGCCACTGTTTTCAGTATTAAACAAGCAGTCGATAGAGCCAGAGCCGCTGATTAGTCCGGCGGAAAACATCTTTTTGAAGCGATCCGACATGGTGGTTGTTTCCATCGCTTCACGGTCGGTATTAAACGTAAAGCCGGTTACGTCTCCAAGAACGCGCTCCACGGAACCGGATACACGGACATCAATCGGCAGTGGGTCGCCGGTAAAACTTTCCAGGGGCAGTTCTTGTGTGCGGTCATTGTTGATAGCCGCAGAAAAGTTGTTAAAAAGTCTGATGCCGCCAATGGCGTTGATGTTGGCGTAGGCAACAACCTCGTCGTAGGTGCTTCCCTCACCAGCGGGCCATGTCGAAGGCGGCAGAAAGTCCAGGCCGCGTGCGTCGGTCGTGTAGATGCGGATTTGGTCGCCAGTCAGCAAGTTGTCCAGCGAACCATCGAAACCAAAACGGTTAAGTGTGGTGTTGATGTCCGCTGGAGAAATTGAGCTGGCGAACGACGTGGCACTTTTACGACGCAGTTTGACCTTGCCGTAGTGGCCTAGGAAATAGGTCATGCGTCAGCAACTTCAAGGAACGGACCATCGACCGTAAATTGAATAGCAACGGAAGTGAGTTCACCAGTGCTGACCTGCATAGAGGCATTGGTGATGTAAGCGTTAAACGAGATGTCGTCTTTAATATCAGTACCAGAACCTTCGGTAGCACCGGCTCGCAAAATAATCCCAACGCGATCGCTAGTACTTACGCCGGTGGACGCAGTTTTCATGATTTTGTCTAGGAAGCTCGTGAACTGAGTTCCTGATTCTCCGGTGTCTTTTCTGTAATACAACACCGTGGCGCTGCCTGTGGAACTGACGCTGCCGGGGGTATAGCTCTTAACAGCAGTATCAACGGTCGTTGTTTCAAGTAGTTCCAGAGTGGTTTCCAGTGACCAATCACGGAGTTTCAAAGCCTGCGTGCTGGCGCCAGTAGGCGTGGTCGTGTCAGTGCTTTCTAGGTAGAGAGCACCGCTACGTCCGGTAAAAAATTGGCCCATGGCTGTGAGTCCTGATGTTTAGCAGTTTAGCTGCGGACGGTAAACAGCGAATTGCTGAAATCCGCGATTAGGGATTCGCCGTCGCTGGTGCAGGGATAGATGGTGGCGCGGACGGTGGTTTCGCCTTCTTCGTCCATCTGGACTTCGGTGACGCGGAACACCCGACGTTGGGTGGCTTCAACCCCCAGCACGAACAGATAACCCTCGTAGTTTTCAAGCTCGGTGGATGTTCCGTTGGTTAGGGCGACATTGTTGAGGCTGACCATGCCCTTGTCGCTGCGGTAAAGCCGGAAGTTGTAGGTGCCGTCAGCAGGGGTGTTGGCGAGTGGGGTGTTTAGCGTGCCGTCGCTGCCGATTACACCGGTGCGGATGGCGTCCCAGCTGTTTTGGCCGATGTCCACGTAGATGTAGGCGCCAGGGGAGATCGGGTCGGAGGTGGGGTAAGTCTTGAACTCGATTGCTTGGCGCACATGTCTGCGGGTGTTACACAGTAACTTGCCGAATAGGACGGCGTGGTTGTAGCTGGAGACGTAGTTGGAAATGTCGAAGGTTTGGCGGATTGCATCGACTTCCACGGTGTCTTTTAGGACGACTTCGACGGATTTCTTTTTGGCGAACACCGCGTCGTCGGGCATGTCCGTGTAAATAACATTGGCGATGATGTCCTGGGCATTGCTGCCGTAGTCGATGTATTCCTCTTTGTAGGAGTCTTCAAGAATGTTGCCTTGGTTAAACAGAGCGGTGATGTTGACGGTGCGCGTGATGGCACCAGTGCTGGTGTTGTAAGGAACCGCTGGCACCAAGGTTTCGCGTCCGCCGATGCGGGCAAACTCCAGCAGGTTGTACGGTGCGACCTCCACCCAGAACTCGCGCCAGCTGCGTGGATCAGCAATAACGCAGTCCATGAACAGCTTGTTTTTGATGCAGAAAAGTTTGGTGATGGCGAGCTGTTTGAGATCCAGTGCGTTGACGACGGCGTAGTTGCCGATGCCGTCTTCCTTATCGAGAACTGTGTCGAGGAAAATGTCGGGGGCAAGGCTGCTGGCGCCATCCGGCGAGGAGGGGTAATAGCGATAACCGTTATCGCCCCAGTCGACGCTGTTTTCATCAGTTCCGCTGGTGCGTAGGCGGCGGACACTGCGACCTTGGGTTGCGAAAACCGTGAACGAGCGCAGGTCTTGGATTGTTTTGCCTGAGTAGGCATTGAAGCCCAGCAGCGCCAGGTTGTTGTACAGGCTTTTGACGACTTTGCCGGATGAGTTTTCCTGGTCGTAATCGCTAAATGGTTGGATCAGTTGTTCGGATATGGCGGTGATTGTTACCTCTGGACCGGAATCGAACGAAAACTGGATCTGGGTATCGGCGTCGTAGTTAAACAAATCCCATTCGTTTAGGTCTCTTGGATTGTTGTTTTGTGGTGGGAACGCGCCAGTGGCAGCATCTTTTTTAACTCCGGTGAATTGAATAGACGGTGTAGTGCTGCTTTTGCTGAGGAGTTTATAAGACGCCAAGGTTTCGCTAACTGCATTACCAGCATTGGTCAAGTAGTAATAGGTATCGTTCACTGCGCTTTCGCTGAGCGGATCAACAATGGGTTCCAGCTCAAATTCCCAGTGGGTTGCGTCTGCTGGGTCGGTTAGGCCGCTGTTGAATTTGAAGTAAACAAAGTTTTCATTATCGGCGGCACGGCTTATGGCGAAAGTGGCAGGTACGGTTACCCATGAGGTCCGACCGACCTCGCGGTACTTAAGAGTGAATAAGGTAACTCGTGTTTTGATGCCGTTGTCGCTGACGGGATAACCGTTTACACGATCGCTGCCGTACTCAAGCTGGCGCCCACTAATGCGCTTGAATACAATGGCTTTGATGGCAAAGTCAACGATGTGACAAGCAGAAAAGGTTTCATACTGAGCGGTTGCAATACGCGCCAGGGCTTTTGTATAAAAAATATCATCTTTATAGGTATTGACGATGGCATCTAAGGCTGCATAGCGCCGCAAGCTCTTTATTTCGTTATCTGTTAAACTTCTTTTTTTAGTATAACCCACTAACACATCAACATACTTGTTTACATTTCCATCGGAGTCAACAAAATAACCCGGTAAAAAATTGCCTTCGTTGTCATACACCCTCTCATTTTCTATATTTACAGACTGTGTTTGGGTTTCATACACGGCTATTTCTATTCGTTTTGAGTTTGCCAGTTGCACAGCAGTTGTGATGTCTGGACGCTGATCTTCGTCAAGTAATGTTTGCACATTATTTTTTAATTTTGCAAGTTCGGCTTGCTCGGATGTTGATAGACCGCCTGTCGCACCGCCCGCTTCAGTACTGGCATATGTAACGCCGGGTGTTTTGCCTGCTTTAATGCAAGTTAGTTTTACAGTGATGTCCTTTTCGTCGATGTTTGTTCCAGATAGGCTGGTAACGCGAAAAAGTGCGCTGCCGAGTTTGAAGGTGCTGGCTGTATCAAATACGCTTATTAAACTGCGTCGAGCGTCTTTGGCTTCGCGTGTTACATCGGAATCGTCATTATTAACTTCTGTAGATTCAAACTTGATTGAAATTACATCATCAAGATTGATGGTGGTTGTGGGCGTGGAGGAGGTCCAAGAAATCCCGGAAGCGGTAATCCCGAGATTGACCGAATCCTTGTAACCGTTGCTGCGGCGGATATACAGCAGCACATTTAAGGGGATGACACCGTAAATACCAACCGTGTTGGCGGTTGTTGGTGAGTATGCCTGACTGAAGCCGTCGGTGCGGGTGTTAGTGATAGACGACTGGAGGCGGTAGGGGTTGTCTGTGGCTTTGCCGTAGCGGGTGGGATCGGTGCTTTGGTTGCCGAATACTTCGTCCTGGCGTTGCAGCAGTCCGGTTGCACCAGGGTCGAAATACATCCAGATGTTTTCGGTCATCAGATCGCGCAGGGGCGTCTGACCGAAGGCGGTTTTGCCGGTGTCGATGGCGGTGATGGCGCCGCCGCTCAGCATCATCAGCATTTGGATAAATTGACTGGAGCCGTAGCTGCGGACGGCGGACCAGAGCAGGGAGGCGGTAACGCGCACGCCGCCGTTGGGGTTAGCGCCAGTGCCAGTGCCGCGATTGGCGTAGACGAGGTTTACCGGGTCGCCGTAGGCGGCAAGTTCTTGAGCAGAGTTAAAACCGAAGCGTGGAGAAAAACGCTCGTCGCGGGTTTGGGGCTGGCCGCCACCTGTGCTTACTGCGGGTATTTTTGGCTGAGGTGCAAGTAAAGCGGCAGCCACCTGAAATAGGATGCCAACGACTGTTAGAACTATTGCGACTACTCCAAAATCTGCTGTTGGATTTCCTTGATAATTCGGTTTTTCGTATAAAGCTACAAATTCCAAATAGTCGTCTTTGCTGATGCCCAATGTTGCAATCAGCTCGTGCTCAAATGGCAGCAGCTTGCGGGTCATCGGTTCATCCAGAAATATGCGCCCATTCCAGCAGGAATCTGGCTACGCACCACATTCTGACTTGGGGCGATAAAAAGCACAGCATTGTCCTCCAAAACAGTGGCTAGCGCGGCTCCAGCTTCACCGGGCAAAAAGGCCACTGCCCCGTGCCGGGGTGCGTCTATCCGAGTGCCATTATCAAGCAGCCAGCGAAAAATCAGTTTGCGCGGGAAGGTTTCGTCGGTGTAGTCGCGGTAGACCCACTCAAACTGCTCGGTGTAGTCGGCAAAGCCAAGGCGTTTGTGGACCTCGCACGCCAGTTGGAAGCAGTCGGTTTTGCCGCTGCCGTCCCATGGTGCATGGCCCCAGCCGTAACGAAGCCCGATGAGGTCGTTCATTGCAGTGAGATGTTGGCGTTCAGCGGCAACGGGCCAACAAGTTGGCGGGTGATGGTGCGCGACGGGAAGTTGGAAATCACGCTATCAATGGCGGAGCGGTAACGCAGCTCAATCGTGGTTTCGCTCACGCTGGCGCCAATGCCCACCATGTACTCCACTTGGGTGGCACCGTTGGCGGCAATCGTATTGCTTGAAGTCAGCCACGCAGTCGTAAGCACCAGGCGGCTAAGGCGGTTTCCGTTGCCGGCGTTCAGCAGCTGAATCGCAAAATCGACGTTGGGGAAAAGGATTTGGAAGATGCTGTTGTCGCCGGTGTTGTTGGCGACCGAACCTTCCACGCGGAATGGGGCAAACTCGTAGTTGCGATTGTCGTACTTGTATTTTCGGTTGACGAAGTAATTTTGGTAGCGGTGGCCGGTGCCGTCGGAGGTCGTCAGGTTGAAAAACTGGGCGATGCGGATGTCAATGGCCATCGTCAGTCGTCCGTGTTCGGGTCGCGCAATTCACCAAGCAACGAGATCGACACGTTGTAGATGCCGGGGCGGACGCTTTCAACCTGGGGCGGTTGCTCGTACTGATACCGCAGGTTGCCGCGATCTGCTGTAGTGCTATTGACTTCGGCGGCAACGTCGGTGCTCATGCCAGCGGTTACGTTGCTGGAGAGTTTGAAGCGTTCATTTGTTGAGGTTTGGCTGTGGTAGTGATCCAGCAGGGTGTTGACCGTGGCGTCGGGGACGTTGCGGTATTCGAGGTCGAGTTTGGCCCCGTAGGGGCGGTTGCCGAAGGTGCGGCGGGCGGCAATGCCGGACAGTGTGCGATACACCTTGACCGGGTAAACGCCAGGGGTAAAGCGCCGGGAGGTTGGGGTTAGCGAGGGGAAGGCGGCCATCAGATTCCGACCTTACGGCGAGTGCTGGGGGATTGCTGCAGGCGATCCAGGGTCATGGTCATGCCACGGCTAGCGCCATCGCGGGCAGCTTGGCGGCGGGTGACGGCCATGGCAGCCTCCAGTTGATCGCGGCTGACGTATTCCACCCCGTTGATCGTGCTGGTCTCAAACGGCATGTTAAGGACAGGGCCGCCGCTGGAACCAGGCGCTGCGCCCATTGACGCACGCAGGTCGCTGTTGGACATGACGCCGCCGCTGGTGCCAGGGACGAATAACTCGGGGCCGCGCTCGCCAACGAGATACGGCGTGGCTGCTTTCACCGAGCCACCGTCGGCTTTACCAGGAAGTGTAAGCATCGGCGTGTTCTGTATATTTGCCCAGTGACTTGTATCTCCGGCACCAAAACCCGCCGTGGTACTCATGCCGCCGCCTCCGCCACCACCCATGCCTGCAAATATGCGGGCGATGCCGATGGCGATATAAGTAGCGATCATCGTTTGTGCTTGTTGAAGCAGTGCAGCACCAATGGCCTGCAAGAAGTCAGCAAATACCTGTTCTGCAGTTTTGGTGCCGCGCACCATCTCCGAAACACCGAACGTTACGGCGTTGGCTATTTCGCCGCTGACGCTTTGGATAAGTTGCCCGTACGTAGTAAAAAATTGCTGCAGCCGTAGCTGTTTTTGCTCCAGCTGGTCGAGCAGCATTAACTCTTCTTTTACCAAGGTCAGTTTGTTTTGCTGGGCTTCTAGATCTAGCTGTTTTGCTTCCAGGGCGTTTCCTTTAAGAGTGCCTGAATCTATTTCAGTTGTGAGGCGGTTTATTTCTTGAAGAATGGGGAGTTCTGTGTTGTACGCACGTAGACGCTGGTCTAAAGCTAACTTTTGCGCTTCTACTACGTCTGCGGGTTGCGTAAATGCACTTATATCCAGCTCAGTTCTGAACTGTTGCTGACGAATTGGGTCTACGGCATTTTGGATGCTTTCTCTGCGATTTTGAGCAGCTAACTGTTTCTCTAAAGCAGCACGCTTCTGTTCAATTTGTAATTGTTGTCTCTGCAGAGAATACTGCGCTAAAAGATTTTGGTAACGTTGCTCATACAACGCATTTACTTGGCTTACTGTGTTTGTTTTTTGCGCTTCTCTAAGTGCTTGCTGGGTCTCAGTCTGCAGAATTGCGGCGTCAAGTGCGAATAAATCATCCAGTTTGCTCAGTTTATAGTCAGTAGCTGCATTATCACCTTTACTTAACTGCAGTTGTTGTACGTACAAATCTACATAATCTTTTTGGGCCGCGTATAAATCTCGGGTAGCTTGAGTTTGAGCTTTATATGATTGTTCCAGGGCTTGCTGCCTTTCACGTTCACGTTGTTCTGCTTCACGCCGGCGTGCTTCACGTATCTCTAGATCGCGGCTTTGTTTGGCGTACTCGTTGGACTGATCGCGTAACACCCTTAACTGGTTTAAGCCTTGGATATACACGGCCTCGCTAAGGCTATTCTTTTTCTCGTTCAGTTTTACTACTTTATCGGAGTAGTCCTGTTCGTTTTGAAGTAATTTTACTCTGTACTCTATATTTGTGTTTTGGATCCGTCCTTCTGTAGTTGTTGCACTAGTACGCTGTTTTTGTAGGTCTAAAATTTGCTTATTTAGTACAATTTGCTCGTTCAAAGGCACTAAATTTTCTGTGGTAAAAGCGGTATCGCCTTGACCGGTTAGCCTGTTAATGGTATCAATAAGATCTTTTATTCTCTTTAATCCTTCTTCACCTGCAACGAGTTTGATTGCCCACTCGCCAACTGTTTTTATGCCGTTGGCAAAAAGGCTAATTATGCTATTTACAAGTTTGAATATCTCCGTAATTCCTTTAACAATCAGTGCTAGTGCTGCGGCAAAAGGTGCTCCAATAATTCCCAACGTAGTGCTGGCTGCAAGCGTAAAGTCTTTCCACGCAGCACTTAGCAGTCCGGTAGCGTTGCCGATGTCAGTGACCGTGCCAGGGATAGTGCCCGTTACGCGAGCAGTTTCTTGTTGTAGAGCGCGGTACGCTTGAGTGGTTTGACCCAGGCGAACCATCAAATTTATTTGTTCTTGTAGGGCTTTATTTACACGCATACCACTTTCTTCTAACTTAGAAAAGTCCAACTGACGAATGGCTTTGCTAACGTCGGAAACTTTAATGATTGCCGCGTCCAGTTGATCGCCAATGGCGCTGGTAACGACGGACAGCATTGGATTGCCTGGGATTAAACCCCCAAGCGCGCCACCGATAACCGATCCGGGGCCGCCTCCAAAAAGAAGCGGGAAACCTGCGCCTAGCGCAACGTTTTCAGCTGTTGTGCGAGCTTGTTTAGCTTGCTGCCTTTTTTCTAGGATTTTATTTAGACGCAGTTCAAAATCTTCTGCCCGTTTTTGCTGCATGTATTCAGCAGCTTCAGCTTCTTTTTGCTTTCTATACCGTATGTCACGTATGTTATTTATACGCTGCTCGATCGCTTCCGGTGTAGTGCCAAAACGCGATGCGATATTTTCAAGACGCGCACCTCGTTGAACGCTGCGGCTGATTGCGCTGAGGCGATCAGCATTTTGTGTTGCCGTATCCAGAGCCAGTGCATAGTTGCGGACTTCTGCGGCCTGCTGCTTAAATCCACCGCTTTTAAGTCCTACGTTTGCTAGAGCTACTCCCAGGGCATCCGCTTGTGCAGCGGAACCAGCCAAAGTGTTAGATAGTTCTCGGGCTCTTTTTTGTATTCCTTGGGGTTCAAAATTTACTAGTGCGCGTGCAAAATCGTCTAACTGTTTTTTAGCTTGGCGTATTTTGTCTCCGCCTTCGCCCGCACCTGGGGCTAGTAGATTTATAGGCTTTAGCCTGGATACGATGTTATTTAATTTTTCTACCGATGCTAAAACGTAATCGAGGCGATTCTGGCCGCTTACGGTAACGTCAATTTTTGCGTTGTAGACAGCCACGCGCCGATAGCCCCCGATGCTTCAGTTTACGCTGTAAAAAGCCGCCGGGGTTAGCGGCGGCGTCGGGCTTTGTCGATCTCCTTTTGCTGGTCCTCGTTGAGGATGCTGAAGTAGGCGCTCCAGCCAATCAACTCTTCGGCGGTCATGGTGGTGCTGACTTCGGAGAGGGTCTTGCCTAGCTCTTTGGCGACTCCGAATTGGAGCATGAGCCAGTTGTCTTTCCGAAGTTCGGCACTCAGGATTTTGGGTCGATGGGCTCCGCGTCGTCGGTCAGGATCGCCAGCATCAGGGCTTGCAGGTCCTTGTCCTTGACTTCGTTCTTGAGCACGTCGATTTCGCCGGCATTGAACAGGCGTGAGCCGGTATCGTCGAGGGCTTTGGCGATCAGCAGTTGGAGGGCGAAGGCGTTGGCGTCGTCGGACTTGGCTTGTTTTTGGGCGCGTTCGCGCTCGGCCATCGTCAGGGGCGCCACCCACATTTCAAATTTGGTGCCGTCGGAGAGTTCGACGATCTTTTTGACGGGCTCCAGGTTGGCGGCCTTGCGGAGGCGGTCAATGGCACGCAGTGAACTGGGAGCAGGCATAGAAGTCCTGATGGTCTCGGATTAGTGTAGCGGAGTAGAGACAAAAAACCCCGGCGGTGAGGCCGGGGTCCGGGTTTCGTCCGTTTTGCAGACTATCAGGCGGAAGTGCTGAAGTCGAAGGTCGGGGTGGCAGCCGGGCGGAAGTTCACCGTCACGGACTGGGCGTCGTCAGGGTTGACGTTCATGCTGGCCGAGGTCAGCGTGGCGTCGAAGCTGATCGAGCGGCTCAGGGTGTCGCTCACGCTGCCGCCGCTGTACACGCGGTCAATGTACAGCTTGAAGGCGGCGCCGGTTTGCTGGCGCTGGAGCACGTCTTCGATCATCCGGTTGGACATCGAAGCGTTCTCGTTGGTCATGTAGACCGTGGCAGTGCCGGTGCCGTCGCCGAAGCCGGCGATGTAGCTGCGGAAGGGGACGTACTGACCTTGGGTTTGGCCAATGGTGGTGACGTCAATTTCGGCGCGGTTGATTTCGAAGGTCCAGTCGCGGACCTGGCCCACGGCCACGAAATCGGCATAGGCGACCTGGAACTCGTTGGGGGCAACGGCGGTGCCGTCGTCGGTCAGGTCAACAGCAGCGCCACCAGCGGTCGTGGACACCTGCAGCGCACCAGTGGAGGCCGTGTAGGCGATCACGTAGTAGGTGGTGGCTGAGGACAGCGGGGCGGGCAGGGTGCCGGAGCCAGCGCCGCCGGTTTGGCTGTTAATCACGCTGAATTTCACGGGGTCGCCCACCTTGAGGTTCAGGTAGGTCTCGACCGTGATGGTGTCGGTACCGGTATTCACGCCAGACTCACCGAACGAGCCGGTGGTGCCAGCGGGCTTGTAGTAAAGAGCGCCGGACGTGCCGGACAGAACGGTGGTGGCCATTGGCGTACCAGGGGGTTGTTACAGGGCGGGCACTGCCCGGCTTATTACAGGTTAGCGCCTGTAATAGTTTCTTCCTACGACAGCACGGTAGCGACGTAGGAAGTGTCAATTCGCCCCACGAAATGAGGGGCCTGTTCGGTGGCTGAAAACGTGGGGCCGTTGATTTCACCGACCTTGAAATAAACGCCAGTGGTGCCCTTTGTGGAATTGTTGAGGGTTTCCAATACGTTGACTGCGGTGGTTAGCAAAGTTTGGTTGCGGGCAGGGCCGCGGCCTTTTTCGGTGAAAATGCGGATGACTATTGCTCCGCGAGCGTTGTCTACGCTGCTGGTTAGCGTGGGTTCGTTGGTGATGCCGAAAGTGACGTTGACGCGCACGTACTCAGTGGTTGTATTGGGGGGTGCGGCGGTGATGTTGTCAAAGTAAACCGGAACGGGTGGGACTAACGCACCAAACGCTGTGAGCAGCGGATTTTCAACGGCGGCGCGAATAGCTTGGTAGTTCATTAGTTACTCTGTGCAAACGCAATTCTGACGCCCTTTTCTAGGCTCTTTTGCATCCCTCCACCGTTTATGTAGTTGACGAACCAGTCTTGGGGTGCTGTGGCGCGAGATGTCGGTTCTCCTTCTGTAGGTGCAATGTCAGTACGCATACGTCCGTAGCGGCGGCCCTCAATAACCACCGGACCTTGTGGGTCTGTGCCGGGGTCGATAAAGTAACCCTCTTCCAAATCCATAGCCTGCATTGCGTAATCTGTAGTGTTACTGATTACGAGCTTTGGGTTTCTTTTTGTTGCAGCAATGGTGTCGGGCAATCGAGGAGTATCACGAATTGAATAGGGATAGTGGCCTTGCGGACCTTTACCTACTCCTGGTGCATCGGCTACCCAACTATCCGCAAACTCGCCACTCCACACAGGGCCTGCTTTAGCCAAGTCATTCATGATTTCAACTGCTGCTTGTCGTGCCGCTCTTTGCAGTCCGCGGCGTATGTCTCTATTAAATTGACCCAGGGGGCTTGCCATTATTGGGGCCTCGCAATTAGGACGTGCATAACCGGGTTGTCGCCGCGATAGCTGGTCATTGAGATGATCTTGGCCTCGCGGGTAATTCCGGCCTGGGTGTACTGGATGCGGTCGGCTTCAGTCGGATAGTACGTTCCAAGCTCGCTGGTGCCGATGATGACTTTGACGTCTGTTGTTTGGTACAGGCCCTCAGCTTCGCGGGGAGTGAGACGGGTGATGACGGCTTTGACTGTGACCGTGGTGTCGGCGCCAGTCACGTTGCCGGTGGTGGGGTCGTAGGTGCGGGGTGTGACGGTTTTGATGTACGTGATGTTTTGGCCCCAGTCCGCTAGGACGGAAGTGGGGATTGGGGCAAATGTGTCGTCGATTAAGCCCATATCACCCTCGGAAGAGGCGGACGGCGTAGTTGGCGGCGCCGCCCATGCAGTAAGGGCCTAGGTAGGTCTGGAGCCAGGGGTAGACGTCGAAGACGTTGTTGATGACGCCGCTGGTTTGGCTGGATTTGTTGTATTTGACTTTCAGTTCGCCCAGTTCCACTTGGTCGTAGATGCCGGTGGTGCCAGTGCTGCCGGTGATGGCGTCGGTGTCGTTGGCAAAGGCGCGTGCCAGCTCGTAGGTGGCGGTTTTGATGCCGTCGGGGATCAGGGTGCAGGCGAGGTCAACGCCGTCGACCGTGTAGTCCTCGCGGGGCCACTTCAGGGCTTGGGTGTCGGTGCAGCGGTCGCCGTAGAAGCTGAGCGCGTCGATCCAGCGGGTGGCAGAGATCAGGGCGCGGTTTTTTTGGTCGTCGGTCTTGTCGGTCCAGGTACTGGAATTTGGTACCGTTTCGAAGTAGGTGTTGGCAGCCGCCAGCGTGACGTAGCTGTTGGCCGAGGCCCCACTCAAAGTGGCATCAATGACGGCAGCCACAGCTCAATACAGCCTTTTCTTGAGTTTAGCTCCAGAAGTAGATCTTCTTGTTTTTGCTGGTGGATTGAGGATTACGGCGTGGTAAACCGTGGCGCCAGCCATTTCG